ACGGACAAGAATGGAGGTGAAATAAATGTCCCCAAGACCAAAATCAGATAAATCTAAGCACAATAGGTTTGAGCTTCGCCTTGATGATGAGATGAATGAGTTGTTAGAGGAGTGTTCTGAAAGGCTTCAAACGACAAAAACAGAAGTAATCAACAGAGGTATTCGGCTGGTTAAATCTGAATTGGACAAAAAATAGGAGGTTCCCTCCCTGGAAAGTCGGAACCTCCTAAAAACCTCACCGCATTGGATTTGGTAAATCTAGTATACCATTTCCTTTGCGGAATTTCAATAGGCAAAGGAGAGTTTTAAGATGGAAACAACAAATGCAGAGTTCGCAAGAGAAGTTTATGCAAATTCTCTTTCAGTAGCCCAGATAGCGCCGATAATAGAAGCCGAAAAATTCTCTCAATATGCGGACACGGCTGAATATGATTTTTGTGAAAGGATGGCAAGAATCTACGGCTGTGTTCCGAAAAATGGAGACGAATGGAATCTTATGAAATTCCTTGTGACGCTTTATCACTATGGGACTGTGCAAGGTGTGAGAGATGAGAGAAAAAAGAGAGGGAGGTATACTAGATGAATGAGATTATTAAGATAAACTATGAAACAGAACAGCCAACAGTATCAGCCAGGGATTTGCATGACGGGCTAGAGATTAAAACGGCTTTTAAAGACTGGTTTCCGAGAATGGCTGAGTATGGTTTTGAAGCCGGAAAGGACTTTTGCTCAAAAATGAGCGAAAGTACCGGAGGCCGTCCAGCTATTGATTATCAGATTACCGTGGACATGGCAAAGCAGATTTGCATGATACAGCGTTCCGAGAAAGGCCGCCAGTATCGCCAGTATTTCCTTGACCTGGAAAAGGCATGGAATACGCCGGAGCAGGTCATGGCGAGGGCTTTGAAAGTAGCCGGACAGACCATTGATAAGCTGAAAGGGGAAAATGCTGGACTTCTGGAAGATGTTCAGCGCATGAGGCCGAAAGAGATTTTCGCCGACGCTGTGGCGACGAGCCATTCCTCAATCCTTATTGGAGACTTGGCGAAGCTGATTAAGCAGAATGGCGTTGACATTGGACAGAAGCGGTTATTTGCATGGATGAGGGGCAACGGTTATCTGATTAAGCGAAACGGTTCTGACTGGAATATGCCGACGCAGAAAAGCATGGAAATGGGGCTGTTTGAAGTCAAGGAGAGTACAGTGAACAATCCGGACGGTTCCGTGAGGATAAACAAGACCACCAAAGTCACCGGAAAGGGACAGCAGTATTTTATTAACAAGTTTCTGAACGGCGCAGAGGATAAGGAAGCATCATAATTGAATAGTCAAAGCAGAAAGCTACTAGCCAGTATTTGGTTAGTAGCTTTTTTTATAGAAAGGAGAGGATACCATGCATAGCGACACTATAACAATATTCAATTTTTACGAATCCAGCACTGCCGCCATCTGGTATCCTCATGTGCTTTCCGGGGTGCATTTGGAGACGGACCGGGGGCAGATCATGAAACTATACGGCCCTGACAGCACTGATAATGCACAGTTACACATCCCGTTTGTGGATAAAGATGGGAAAAGAGCGGTGGTTGATGCCTCCGGGAAGGAACTGCCGTGGCTGCCGCCAAAGGAATGGCGGAAACAGGTGAATGACCTGTTGGACGACAGTATCACATTCAACCCCGCCACGGATTTTTTTATGGCGGGTACATGGGACGGAGACGGACCCATTGATGATGCAGATTATACAGACAGGCGGTATGAGGGATTTTACGCCTTCATGAACGCCGAAAAGGATTTTGTTTATCTGATTTCATCTGTGGGCGGCCCGTACAAGGTGATCCCACACTTTGAACTACTAGGAAAATAAGCGCATAGAAAGGATGGAGTTTATGTTAGTAGAGATTACAGGGAAAAGATATGAAGAAGTATTGACAGTATCAACACGTCAAATTGCAGAGGATTTTGAGAAAACCCATAGAGAAGTAATATATGCAATCGAAGGCCGAACATCAGATACCGAAAGAGCAGAAGGCTTGGAGGTTAAAAACAAAGGAATCATACCGATGCTAATTCAAGGTGGAAATCCCCACGTTGGAAATTATTTCATAGGGTCAGAATATGTCGGAGAAAACGGACGCAAGTATAAAGAATATCTTGTGACAAGGGATGGCTTTTCTTTGCTGGCAATGGGATTTACTGGCGAAAAGGCTTTGAAGTGGAAATTAAAATATATAGAAGCCTTTAACGCAATGGAATCTGAACTGAAACGCATTTATACAGAGCGGCAGCAATGGCAGATTGAAAGGGACAAGGGAATTATCGTCCGTCATATTTTGACTGATACCATCAAAATGAAGGTGACTGACAGTCCACACAAGAAGTTTATGTACCCCAATTACACCAAACTGATTTATAAAACCATTTTTGGCAAGAGTATGAAAGAGCTCCAGGATCAGTACGGAGTAAAAGGGAAGGAAAGCATAAGGGAATATATAACATCGGATGAATTGAAGCAGATAGAAACTATGGAAATGCTGGTAAGCAGCCTTATAAGCTGCGGCTGGGGATACGATCAGATTAAGGTGTTTATCCAGGAAAACAGCGCAAAGATGATTGCGTAGGTGACGCTATGGCGAGAAGCAAGATAAAGCATTTTAAGGGATTTTCCGTGGTTGACGGAGATATCCGGGTAACGCTGGACTTACACCGATTTGAGAAACAATTTCAAGATGCTCAATGGCAACTGGATGGGAATGTAATGAGCAGTATGGAGCCGTTTATGCCAAGGCGGGACGGTAGTAATTTTATTAATACGACCAGAGCGGCCAGCGCAGCCATACAGGGATCCGGGGAAGTATATGCGGCTTATGCTCCACAGGGACGTTATTTATATATGGGAAAGGTCATGGTTGATAGAGACACTGGAAAGGGTCCATATAAAATACCGACAGGCCCCGGCGGGGAGTATGTTTTACGATTCCGAAAAGGAGCAACGTTAGTACCAACCAACAGACCCCTTAAATATAGCTATCCCAAGGCACAGTCCCACTGGTTTGATGTGGCAAAAGAAAAAGACGGAAAGACCTGGGTAAAAAATGTGAAGAAAACAGCGGGAGGTGGTAAACGTGGATAACGAATTGAAACCCATCGGGAAGGATGCCGGGGGATATGATGTCCTAACAGCGGCGATTAAGTCGCTCTTAAACCAGTTCCCGGGCCTGTACCCGGACGAAGAAGTAATGTTTGAGGAACTGGGAGAGGAAAGTGGAATTGCCTTCTCCAATGACACCGGAGCACTTGTATATGCCGAGACAGAGGATGTTTTGGGCGGTGTCCATCAGACATGCCAGTATCCTTTTTATGTAGTGTACAGGGCTTCTGGGAGCGCCAAAGAGCGCCAGAAAATGAGCATACAGGAGTTCCTGGACACATTGGGGAAATGGATATGCCAGGAACCTGTAACCATTGGCGAATACAAATACAAGTTGGACCGCTACCCGGATTTATCCGGGGGCAGAAAAATCACGAAGGTAACTCGGGATAACTCCTATGGGACAGACCCACAGGAGAACGGTGTACAGGACTGGTTGCTCCCGATAACTGTATCATACACAAACGAATTTGAGAGATAGGAGATTAAGAAAATGGCGAAATGGACCTATGCTGCCGGAGAGGCAAAAAGAAAAGATTTTATGGTGTTCTGGATCGTTGATGGATCCGACAATGTAACAGGCAAGGAAAACCTGGAGATCATCGGAAAAGGCGTGGAGGATATGCCGATTTCGATGAACGCTGAGACCGAGGAGAGCCAGGACGTACTGGGCAATAACAACTATGACATCACCGGATACGCCGAGAGTATGACGGTGGACCCGCTGAATGTGTCTGGCGAGAGTAAGTACGCACAGAAGATTGATGAGCTGATGGAGAACAGGGCTACACTGTCTGATCTGCACCTCAAATATCTCTGTGTAAAGAGATACAAAACTGATGAGAGCAAAAAAATGCGTGCTTGGATCCAGGAGGGCGTGGTGGAACTGGGTGACTTTGCTGGCGGCCTTAAGGGCGTATCCGCAACCCATACCGTGCACTACGTTGGAGATAGGATCCTGGGAGTAGTGGACCCGGCCACGATGGCATTTACGTCGGACGCCGCAGCCGCGATGGCATTATAAGGAGGAAGCATGGAAAACATCAAAGTAAGCATTGAGAGCCCAGTAAAATATTACGACTTTGTGGACCAGCACGGAGAGGCGTTAGCCACTCTGCGGTTTGTCCCCACGGACATTGATATCATCGAGAGATACCGAGAGGCATCTGTGGTGTTTGAAAAAATGCGTGATGAACTGGAAAAGGTTGAGAAAGACAAGCTCTCAGAGGACGAGGCTGTGGCTCTTAAAAATAAATATGCTGCTGAATTAAAGGAGCGTTTTGACGAGCTTTTCAAGGCCGACACTTCCGGCCTGTTTGATGTCGCAAGCCCGTTCACACCGCTTGAAAACGGAGAGACATGGGCACTGGTGATTTTAAAAAGTGTCCAGAAAATCGTTGAAGAGGCAACGGGAAAAAGCTTTGAAGCCATGCAGAGTAAAGCATCAAAATATACGGAAAAATACCATGCGGGGCCGGGGAAATACCCGTTCCCGACAAAGTAATGGCGGCCTGGGATCTGCCGTATAGGCTTAACGTGGGAGGCGTGGACTATGAGATACGGGAGGATTTCCGGGCGGTTCTGGACATCTTGACAGCGTTTAGCGATGATGAGCTGAACGAAAAAGAAAAGACCCAGGCCATGATAGAGATCCTGTATTATCCTGTCCTGCCTCCGCCGGAGGCACTGGAGGAAGCCGCTGAGGCCGCCAGATGGTTTGTCGACTGCGGAATCACCCGTGAAGAGGATCAGCCCACAGCCCGCACAATGGACTGGGAACAGGATGCCGGGATAATCTTCCCCGCAGTCAATAAAATCGCCGGATTCGAGACCAGGGGCCGCCAGACGATACACTGGTGGACGTTTTACGGCTGGTTTATGGAGATTGACGACGGACTTTTTTCCCAGGTGCTTTCCATACGGCAGAAATTAGTAAAGGGCAAGAAACTGGAGAAGTGGGAACAGGAATTTTTGAGGAATAATCAGAAACTTTGCGAGCTTAAAGGAGCCGCGAATGGAACACAGGGAGACTATGAGTTTTTCGCTGAGTTATTGAGGCGAGGTGAGTAATTTTGAAGCCGGATGGAACCGTTGTAATTGACACAAAAATCAAAACTGATGGGGTAAAAGAAGGGACAGAGGACGTTGAGAAAACTCTGGTAAGTCTGAAGGACTCTTTGAAAATACTCCCTCAGGCTTTTAAGGATATCCCTAATATTGCGAAGCATGCTTTCTCGTCTGTGGCAAAGTCGGCCAAACAGACTTCTCCCAGGGTACAGAATTTACAGGACGAAATAGACCGGTATACCGATGCGTTGTATTACGCGGAGAAGGCTGGTTATGGGCTGGGAGATGCCCCGTATGATGAGGCATACAAAGGGCTTCAAAAGGCCAAACAGGCGGCAGAGGATTATAAAAGACAGCTATTAGGCGTTGATAAAACCCAGAAAAAAGCAGATAAAACAGAGAAAAAGTTTAATAAGTCATTAAAGGATACCAGTAAATCTGCGCGTGGCGCTCGAATGAGTATCGGGCGTATGCTTGCCACGTCCATTCTCTTTAGTACCGTATTCCGGGCCATATCTATGGTCACAGCCGGACTTAAGGAAGGAATGGACAACCTGTCGCAGTATTCGGATGATACGAACCAGGCCCTCTCTATTTTAATGTCAGCTATGACCCAGCTTAAAAATGCTTTTGCGACAGCATTTAGCCCGCTTATAGAATTCGTGGCTCCGGCCCTTGCCCAGTTTATCAATCTTTTGTCCCAGGCTGTAACCTGGACGGCGCAGCTCCTGGCAGCCCTTACCGGGAAGGATACGTTTGTTAAAGCGGTAAAAGTACAGCAAGATTATGCAGATAGCCTTGACAAGACAAAGGACGAAACCGAAGAGGCGGCGGATGCGACAGAAAAAAGCCTGGCTCCTTTTGACCAGCTTATCCAGCTCACACAGAAAAAGAAAGACAAGGATAAGGATAAAAACGAATTAAAGCCGGAGGATATGTTTGTTACCGAGGAAGTATCCAACGGTATAAAGGTTCAAGCCGACACAATCAAAGAAACATTCGGACAATTATTTGCGCCGCTTAAACAATCGTGGGAAGAAAATGGTCCACAGGTTTTATCATCTGTAAAAAATCTCTTCTCCGCAATCAAACAGCTTGCTGGTGATGTAGGCGCATCATTTATGCAAGTGTGGAATGCTGAAGGATATGGCAAGGCCATCACAGATGATTTGCTGGTTACATTTTCAAATCTTGTGGATACAGTCGCTAACTTAATCACAAATTTTGATAAGGCCTGGGTATCCGGAGGAACTGGAACAAGTATACTCCGACATTTAGGAGACATTATACTCGAAATAACCGGCTTCTTTAGGGCCGCATCAGAAAGCCTTAAAGAATGGTCTGCGGATCTTGACTTTACCCCGCTTCTAAGGAGTTTTGACAATGTATTGATCGCCATAAGGCCGATTGTTTCGGATGTTGGAGATAATTTATTGTGGATGCTTAATGAGGTTCTGTTGCCTATCGCTGCATGGGGAGTGGAACAAGCTCTTCCAGAAGCGTTTAATTTGATTGCTGCCGCATTAAGAGTAGTACATAGCGTACTTGAGGCTTTGAAACCTTTAGGAATGTGGCTATGGGATAATTTCCTTAAGCCATTAGGGCAGTGGACAGGATCAGTGATCATTGCAGCACTTAAAAAAATTACAGAATGTTTGGAAAGGTTCTCTGGATGGATTTCTGAAAATCAATCAGTAGTACAAAATGGAGCAATAACAGTGGCGGCCTTTTTTGCGGCCTGGAAAATAACAGAGATGCTTTCATTTATACAGCAGTCTGGCGGTGTTGTAAAAGCACTGGAAAACATTACAAAGGCAGTTGCTGGATCGACTTTGGCCAAAATCAAGGATTCAGCAGAGACGGCGTATCTCAATGCCTTATATGCAAAAGATTTTTTGACCAATATAGCCAAGGCAACATCTGAGGTTGTTAAGCATACAGCACAGTTTATTAAGTCAACAGCAGCAAAATGGGCGGAGGTAGCGGCTCAAAAGGCTTTAACTCTTGCTACACAAGCGTGGAACGGGATTTGTTCCGCCGCAAGGGCGGCTACAACATTCTTTTCCAGCTCAATGGGAACTCTGGCGATAAAAATAGGGGCAGTCCTTGTTGTATTTAAAGCAATCTATGAATTGGCATCTATGGTATCCAGGGCATGGGACAAAATGACTCCAAATGAAAAAGTGGCAACAAAAATTATTGCTGTGGCCGGGGCCATCGCTTTGGTAGTTGCTGCCGCCGCCGCATTTATGCACGACTATGCAACATTGGCAATCGCTGGTTCTATAGCGGCCATAGCCGGGCTTTCGATAGCCGGAATATCATCGGGAGCCAGCAGCAGAAGTGCCTCATATTCACGTTCTGGATATTCCCTTGATACTTATTCCACAATCCCCTATAAAATGCCCCGCCTGGCCACTGGAACGGTAGTACCGCCCAGGGCCGGAGAGTTTGCGGCTATCCTGGGAGATAACAAGCGTGAGACTGAGGTGGTATCGCCGCTGTCAACCATGAAACAGGCGTTAAAAGAAGCGCTCTCAGAGAGCGGATTTGGTGCGGGAGAACGAGATATCAACATCGAACTGGTACTTGACGGGCAGCGCTTTGCCCGGGCTGTGTACAAGGCCAATAACCAGGAGAGACAGCGTGTAGGTGTAAGGATGGTGACGAATGGATAACAAGGTATTTTCCATAGATGGACTCAATCTGAGACTCTGGGTAACGGAACTTAAACGGTCATTTGCGGTAACGGACACGGAAAATTCTGGCCGTGTCCAGTCCTACCGGATGCACCGGGACATTATCGGGACCTTTTACAATTACACCCTAAAAATCGACCCGGAAAGAAGCAACCCAGCGGACTATGATACCTTTTATGAGATCATCTCCTCCCCGACGGAATCCCATGAACTAGAATTTCCATACGGCCAGGAAACGCTGACGTTTTCCGCCTATGTTACCAGCGGAGAAGATGGTCTCAGAATCAACCAGAAGGCACCGGACGGGCAGAAAAACCGCTGGAGCGGGCTGTCCGTCACGTTTACCGCAATGGAGCCGCAGAGGAGGCCGTAGATGTTTTTTAAGATTGTAGACAGGGACCCACCGAAAGCCGGAGAGGGAATAAAAATTGTATACGATGATGTAGCCCCGTACGCCAAAGAAAACAGTACCCCACAGGTGGTAAAGGCTGGCCTGTATCCCCACAAGGGACTACACCCACACAAGGGCCTATATCCGGCCAAAACAACGATCGAGAGAGAGTTCCCGGACCTTCGCCGGGACGACCTCTCCTATCCCGGATACGCCCTGTGTTATCCTGGATTTTCTCTCCTTAACGGGCAGTATATCAACTTTCCAGACAAGCCAGCGGATTATGGATATGTCAGTGCCGAGTATTCGGACGAGAACGGGAACCTGGCATACAACTTCTCCAGGTCGGGGCACCGGCCCCATTCCGGCTTGTATCCCAGAATCCTTCTTTATCCGGTCAAAACAGAGTCCTGGCGTATGGAGTATCCGGCACTGACCATCTCATTCGACGGCAAATTCTCCAGTGTAGGTATCTTACTTACATTTAACATGATGTCCGGAGACTACGCCAAAGACATCAACATCAAGTGGTATGATGGGACCACGCTGCTGAGCGAAAAGGACTTTGTGGCCGATGATGTGCGGTATTTTTGTAACAATTATGTGCGGTCGTATAACCGCATTGTATTGACATTCAAGACGACTTCCAGGCCGTACCGCCCGGTCTTTTTGACCAGGATCGACTATGGAATTTACAGAGACTTTCTGGACGACGAGCTGCTCCAGACAGAATGTCTCCAGGAGATCAACGCCATATCGGAAAACATCAGCGTAAATACTCTGTCCTTTACTGTCCGGACAAAAAGCAATATCCCCTTTGATTTGCAGAAAAAGCAGAGACTCGGCCTGTATTTTGATGGGAAGTTACTCGGGAATTTCTACTTGAAAAACGGGGCCAGGAAAAACAAAACCGACTTTTACATGGATTCCCATGACGCGGTCGGGATCCTGGATGGTAACGAATATCCGGGTGGGATTTATTCTGGGCAGAAAGTGGCAGGCGTGATTCAAGAGATCTTTGGCGGAGAGGATTTTAATTATTATCTGGATCCGGCGTATGAAAGCACCACATTGACCGGGTACATACCGTATACCACAAAGCGCAATGCCCTTGTACAGATTGCTTTTGCCATTGGTGCGGTGGTAGATACCAGCAATTCGGACCATGTATCCATATACCCGCAGCAGACGGAAGTGACAACCGAGTTTTCCGGTGATGATACATTCACGGGACTTACACTGGAACACAATGACATCGTGACCGGGATCCGGCTTACTGTACACAGTTACCAGGAATCAAGCGAGGAAGAGGAACTGTACAACGACACTCTGTCCGGTACCGCCGAGATCGTCTTTGGGGACCCACACCACCATCTGACCATCGCTGGCGGCACGATCAAGAGCAGCGGCGCCAATTACGCAGTTATCACCGGCACCGGTGGCACGGTAACGCTTAAAGGAAAGAAGTACAACCACCTTACGAATCAGCTTACCAGGGATAATCCAGATATTGTATATAACCGGAATATCAAGGAGATCACGGATGCCACCCTGGTGCATTCCGGGAACGCAGAAGCTGTGATTAACAGGGTCTATGCATATTACCAGCGGGCGGAGAGTGTGGTTGGCGATGTGCTGCTGAAAAATCGTGTTCTGGGCGAGGTGGTAAGCGCTGATACCGGATATGACGGCAAGCGTACCGGAACTCTGGAGAGCATAGATTACAGCTTTACCAAAGAGATAAAAGCGAGGGTGGTAATCCATGAGTAGATTTATTGACCCATTAATATTTGACCGGGTCCAGGCAGACGTAGACCAGATGACAAAAAAGGCATACATCGCATACGACGACCTTAACCGGGTGGAAAATGCGGTGTGGCAGATATCGGAAACCCTTAACCACATGGGATACCGGAATACGATTGTAAGGAGAGATGCCTGGAAGATGGATGATTTCCGGACAGAGGCTGATATGGTCCGGCTCCGGAATAATATCCAGGCGATCCGCAACGCATATTACACACCTTCCAGTACGCCGCTTACGCCGGACCGAATCACCTACACATCCATCTACCAGGCGAATGCGATAGAAAAAATACTGTATGACCTGGGGACACTTGTGGATAAGATAGAGCCCGGCCACCATCATCTGGGATTCCGGATAGGGACCCGGGCACTGGGGAACAGGAGGGAAACATGGCCTTAAAAACCAATTACCAGAACGATGTTTTCTCCGGCAAGAGAAAATACAATCTGATTAACAACTCAGACGGGACTGTCAGCCTGGATGATGTGACGGTCTACCACAAAGTCGGAGATATATTTAATGCGGACGATATTAATGCCACGAATAAAGTGGTGAATGAAACATCGGCCGGATTTGAGGCGGTAAAACAGGACAATGCCAAATTTAAAGAAGAGGTAAACAGACAGGTAACTGGGTTGACAAATGACGTGGGAGCCATTAAGGCGGTAAAAACAGTGACGCTGTCTGCATCAAAATGGAGCACATCGGCCCCATACACGCAGACTGTAACGGTATCCGGTGTTACAGCGGAGGACAGCCCAGTGATCGCCTTGTATATCTCTGGCAGCCCAGGCGCAGCAGCTGTGAAAGCGATGCGAAAGGCATTCGGATATCTGGACCGGGCTGTTACCGGAAATGGATCCATCACATTTTACTGCTACGAGAAAAAGCCGGCTGCCGACTTTAGCGTATCGGTTAAGGGGAAGTAAAAATGGAATGTTTACTGATGCAAAGCGGGAGTGGCTTTGACCCGGCAGAGGTCACTGCAACCCCCGGAAGTGTAAAAAGCGGGAAGAAATTCCTGGGCGCCGGAAGTGATGACGTACAGACCGGAACGCTTGCCACGGTCCCCAAAGTGGATGTAAAACTGGGAATCAATGAGTCTTATGCCATCAAACCCGGATATCATACCGGGGAGGACGTGGTATCCCAGTCCGGGATCCCGACATCACAGGGGCTGTCGATCAACCCCACCGCCGGGGGCCAGACTGTGCAAACGGCTGGCACTTATTACACATCGGACACATACGTCCAGAGTATCGAAAACCTCCGGCCGGAGGTGATAAAGGATGGCGTCGTAATCGCAGACATCACCGGGACGTACCAGGGATTTGTAGATGAGGGGTAGAATATGGCGGAAGCATTGATACAGCTTGTAAATCAGAATGTAGATATTGATGGTCTTACGGCCAACGAGGCAGATGTTTTTGATGGGGCCACATTTATTGGCCAAGGATCAGAAGCAATACGGAAAGGGACCGGGGTTACACAGGGCGCCCCCACGCTGGGACTATCATTAAATGGGAGTGTGACTATCCCGGCCGGAAAATACACAGGCGGAAAGGTGCAGCAGTCCATCCCGGTCCTGGGAGAGCAGAGGATCAATCCGACATCGAAAAATATCAAAATCCCCACAAAGGATATGTATATGGCCGGGGATATCATCGTTGCATCAATCCCAAACCTTAAGCCAGAGAATATCAAAAAGGGGGAGTATGTCGGTGGTGTAGGGCCTGGAACCTGGGAGGGATATATTGTCCGGGACCCGGCGACTTTTTACTATCGCGGTACGTTTGCCCCAGGACAATCTATCATGGCGTTTAAATATTCTGGGTCATCGGATATCATGTCTCCCAACCTCGGCAAAAAGGCAATGGAGTTTTACGGCAATGAGGATTCCAGAAGGAAATATTATGTTTTCTTGTTTAATTCTCCGATTGATATTACCTCAAAAAGCAAATTGACAGTAAAGGGGACGTACCACAGGGATGCAGCCGGAACAACGACCAATATGGTTCTGGACATATCGGGATACCAGAGCAAGGCGAGTGCCGGAGCCACTTACACAGGTTTAAACACTGGGGACCGTATTTTCCTTAAACAACAGCGGTTCCCGACCGCACAAGGGACTTATCCGTATATGGTTGAGGTGGATATCTCATCCTATTCCCGGATTATTTATCTGTATTTCCTTGTAACGATGAACCGCCCAGATGACTATATGACCATTGACTCTATACAGTTTACATAAAGGAGATTGATTATGGAAGAGAACAAAAAAGACGTATTACCGCTCGAAGGAGAACCGCTGACCGCGCCGCAGATATCTGAACCAGTTGTGAACGCCCTGGCCGCCGCGCTGAATAAGATTGAGACGTATGTACCCACACAGTACATTAATGATGGGCCGCCGGACATTGATGCGGAACACCTCAACCACGCAGAACAGGCTATCATGCGGGTCACGAATTTAGCCAACGGAGCCGCCGATGCAATCGCCGCATTGCAATCCCAGGTTACTCAGCTAAATAATAATTTGGGATATTACATTACATCGACAGATGATTTTTCCCATACCTTAATAGGAGGAGCAGCACAAAATATCACCCTAAACTCAAAAATTACGCTCGAACAATACGCGAGAATTTTATTCCTTAACTATCCAGGTAGTAATGATGGTGCCTTACTGGCTATTGCTCCTGGGAATAAGATAATTACTGCTTTTAGAAATAATGGAGTTTGGGAAGAAAAATCCTCGCATTTCATTGTCACAAGGTCCGATTTAGTCGCTGGAACAGCGAAATTCCCAAAAACTTCTGTTGGGACACAAGAAATAATTATAGATTTCCCATATGAAATGAGAACGGTTCCTGTTGTCCTGGTATCATGGAAAGACACTGCGCGTATATTTGATCACATGGACGGATTAGTTGTCACAGAAATCGGAAAAACAAGGTTTAAGGTTGCAAGTAAACGAAAAATAGAAAGTTATGACTGGAGCTTTTCGTATCTTGCTATTTGTAGATAATAACAACTCAATTAAACTGGAACCAGTTTATTGTAACTGCGTTATTCGTTTTTTTAGGTGAAACAATAATACTATTACCATCCACTACTATTGATAACTCATTATCAATAGTAGTGGAGAAGCCTACGGCAGCGTAAGCGCAATCCTTCATTTGCGATGGCAATGTACCTCTAACTATATCACTTTGAGATGTTATAACCTTCTGAATATTTTCTTCCACTTTTACAACGAATTGTCCTTTGTCTAAATCGGACATTCTTGCATAACTTGTCCACTGTGACCAGTTTTTAGAATTTACATTATATGTACGGGTATATACGTATCCATCTGTTTTGTCATTAGTACCATACCTATAAAAAACTTGTTTGGTCGCACCATTAGAGTTTCTGTAAACTCTTACCCATCCATTTACTACTCCTTGCGGGAAATTATTTTGCTCAATTTTATCTTCATCCGTTTGTACCATCCATACCCCGCCTTTGGTCATAGTATTTAGATCAGTATCGTATGGTGCTGGTTCTCCTAATAAATCACTATTTAGCTGAGTAACCTGGGACTGCAATGCGGGCGGGAATCAGCATTACATGGACCATAAAAATGGAATGTACACTGATAACCGCCCGCTCCCCGGAGGTGAATGAGATTGTATGGGCGTACCACCGTGTGGGTGCAGAGGCTCCTATATTAATAATAACGTAACCACAGACCTTTTTGTGACCATTTTGGAGGAGAATATGGAATACATAGAAAAATTAATAGGACAAGCCCGGTTCTGGTACGGATACCTGGAGAAAAAGAGTAACCGGGACCTGGACAATTTTACGGCCAACGCCGGAAACAAAAATTATACATGCTTTCCGTGGGACTACAAATTACATACCGGCCAGAACGTCCTTCTTCGGAGAGACTTTTTTTATGCAGAAAGTGAGGAACACATATGGTAAGAGTTGGAAGTGCAAGATCGAATGAAAATGGTGGAATCAATGGCGGAAAGCCGGGAGACCAGAAGGGAGGAAGGGAGGTGTCCACGCAGGATTGGTATCTGCATAGCAAAGGGTGGGTCGTTATCCGCGCGAAAGATAGGCAAGCACGTGAGCTGATTGCCCACAACATGGAATCCATTTGCGCCAACAATAATATCGGTTACTGCCAGGATCACAGGACAAGCCTGATTGCTCTTGCTGCTGGATATGGATATGATGCCAGCAAGGTTTTGTCACCCTGCGAGACAGATTGCTCCGAGGCTGTCCGGGTATGCTGCCTGTATGCCGGTGTGAAAGTGGCCAGTTTCAATACATCCAATGAGGTGAGTACATTGCGGGCGACCGGTAAGTTTGATATCTTAAAAGATGACAAGTACTGTAAAAAGCCCGACTACTTATTGCGTGGGGATATCCTGGTAACGAGGACAAAGGGGCACACGGTAGTTGTTTTGGATGATGGGGCCAAAGCTGCTCCGCCGGAGCCGGAAAAGAAATCCGGCTGGATCCAGGAGGCCGGGACCTGGAGATATTATCACGGAGACACAGGAGAGCCGATACGCAATGACTGGCACCGGGATCCCGATGGTCGGTGGTACTGGTTTGATGGCGCAGGGGCTATGGTCACCAACGCCTGGCGGCAGGATAAGGCCGGGAAGTGGTATTATCTGGGATCTAACGGAGCAATGGTCACCGGTCGGCTCCTCCAGATTGGCGATGAGGTCTTTGCCTTTGGTCCGGATGGTGCCATGCTGCGGGGAGAGATTCGGTGCCGGGCGGATGCAAGGGGAGCCCTCCGGACAACGTAAAAAGGCGGCAGATTGCCGCCTTTTCCATGTGTATGGATGTATCCTCCCTGAGTCCCAGGGATTACGTTCCTTTTTTTATTCTGCGTGGCGAAGGACGCAATATAAAAAAGAGAGGTTTAGAGCTCAACATAAAGGGTCTCCCCGTCCCAGACACACTTCTTTATTACTTCCCGGGCGATTGCATTTCTTTCGGCTGCCGTAAACCCATCAAAGTTTCGCATCTTCTCACTGATGATTTTTGCTCGTTCCTGTGTGGATACCTGGGCGGCAGAGCGTTTCCGTTCCTCCGACGCAGCTATGGTATATTCCCGGTTTAGGGCCTGTATCTCCAGGTCAAGCCGTTCCATTTCTGCGATGATGTATTTTGCCGCAGCAGAGTTTGAGGCCAGGGCCAGGGAGGCGGCCAGTTTCTCAATTTTTGCTTCACTGGATTTTATCTGGCTGGAAATCTTTTTGGGATCGGGGCCGGCGGTGGTGTCCCGGTCCTTCTGGGCGTACCGGAGGATGGCGGTATTATCTTGCTCGACTGTGCGGAGGATATCAACGACCTTTGCGTCCAGGGTCTCGCACTTGATCTGTCTCATATCACACACATCCGCGCCTTGTCGTGTCCGTTTGGGGCAGTAATATGCGGAGGAGACGGACCCGTCCACTTTTTGCTTGCGTCCGATTGACATAAGCGCGCCGCACTTGCACCGGATCACGCCTTTTAAGAGAGGAGACGGCCAGCGGGCGGATTTAAAGCGTTGGTTCTGGGCAAACCGAGCCTGTACCGCAAGCCACTTTTCGGCTGGCATAAAGGGCTTGTGGACGCCCAGACACACCCTCCACTGGTCCGGGGGCTGTAATTCGTGTTTCTTATTTTTCTCCGTGGTGCGTCCGTAGACCATGACACCGACAGAGCCGTCCCATTTTTCGCGGGGGGATCCCGGGTCCATGATGCATCCTTTGGCCTGGTAAAAGTCGTATACCTCCGGTGTAGCCTCTACGCAATATGGCATGGTCAAGATTTTGTGGAGCTGCGAAGCAGAGAAAAAACCTCCCCGCTGCGTCCGGATGCCTTTGTGCTTAAACTGCGTCTCCATCTTTTGTATGCTGCCGCCAAACTGGATAAACGAGTCAAAAATCCAGGTCACATATCTGGCCCCCTCTGGATCCGGCGTAATGGCACAGTGCTTTTTCCCGTCCACGATGATTCGGTCCCGGACGTATCCGACAGGCGGGTTCCCACCGACCCAGTAGCCTTTTTTTGCAAGCCCGATCATGTTGTCGGTCACTCTGGCGGCGATGGTCTCCCTCTCCATCTGGGCAAATACTACGGTCACATACATCATGGCCCGGCCAATGGGTGTGGATGTATCAATGTTTTCTTTGATGGATACGAATTTCACCCGATGCTCCTCCAGGGTGGCGTAGATATTGGCAAAATCCCGGACATCCCTGGACAGCCTGTCCAGTTGGTAAACGATAAGGACATCTGCGCCGCCGGACCGGATATCCTCCAGAAGCCGCTGTAAGTCCGGGCGGTTAGTGTTGGCCCCAGTGAAATCCTCGTCGGAGTAGGCCCGGAAGTCGTCCACCTGGCCGGCATATTTGACATTGACGTAATCCCGGCACATACGGAACTGGTTATCCACGGAATCGGAGCGGTCAGAGTACACAGATTTACGTCCATAACAACAGAATATCATATGTCCACCTCCAAAAAAGTGTATAAAAAATACGCCCCTTGCCAGGACGCGCCGGAGATGGTATAATTCAAGTGTCGATTTGAATTATCTTTCCGGGTAAACCTGGTAAGAGAATCTATCTAAAAGCCGTTCCGGTTGCCGCCGGGGCGGTTTTTAACATTGATTGCTATTTAAGACCAAACTGTCCTTTGGAATAAAGCTTTCCATCCATAAAATAAAGATTCGCGTTTGATCCGATATCATATCCGTACCACAAATAAGCGCTTGCATTAGTGTCTGCAATGTCTGTCTCCACCATTGGCTCCCCTTCCTCGCCTATAATTTTTACACATTCTTCATATGTCATTCCTATTTGACATTGATTGTACTTTTCTAGTGTTATTTTATTTCCGAAAATATTTCCACCATCTAATACAACCCACATGAATGCAAAAACCAAACCAAAGCAAGTAACAAATGGAAGAATCTTCTTTCGTGTAGAATATAACGCAAAGCGTTCATTCCTTCCCATTTTTTCTGAACATTCCTTCAATATTTCAGTATCATATTTTTGAGATATGAAACTTACAGCTCTGCTCATAGGTTCATTTGATTTTTTTCCAAAAATGAAAGTATGAATATCACCATCATTAAGTTTAAATCTCATAAAACCGAAATTTGCATTGTCGGCGAATTGGTATTCGATAGATTTTATTTCATCATAGTAAAATATCTTATCTCGTTCCAGAAATTCCTCAATAGTTATTTTTTCTTTACCAACATATAATGTTTGCCCGTTGCCTTTTATGCTCATTTTTCCCTCTCTTCTATAAAATAAAAATATTATTTTACATCACTCTGGAATGCCATCGCTTTTCCTAAAACATGAACCTGGTTTAATTCATTTCCAGAGAAAATCAAATCTTCATAGGCTGGATTTTCCGGTTTCAGAATCAACAACCCCTTATCTGGATAATAATAGAGTCGCTTCAGTGTAGCTTCGCTATCGTTGTTTACTACAACAGCAGCGATCTCTCCATTTTCTACCATATCCTGTTTTCGTATAAATACTATGTCTCCGTCTAAAATTCTAGCCCCAACCATGCTGTCACCGGAGGCCCTTAAGCAGAAGTCTGCGTTAATGTTTGTGCCCGCCATGACATAACTCTCCCTATCTTCATTCGTATATTTTGGTACCCCACAGGCTATATCTCCCAACATCGGGAACCGCTTTAATTCAATAGGGTGAACATTGTTTAGAGAAATAATTTCTTCATCTGTAGATTCTTGCCAACCCATAAGGTAAGCGGGGGATACACCTAATGCCACAGATACTTTTAAAATTTTATCTCTCTTCATGTTTGCAATTATCCCGTTTTCCCATTTTCGGACTGTACTTTTTCCGACCCCAACAATATTTCCTAACTCTTCTAAGGTCATTCCCTTTTGCATCCGCAATTCGTGGATCTTTTTTCCCATTTCCATTTAAGCCACCTCTTTTCTGATGGTTTCATTATATTATAAATGTGTCTTTTTTGCAACATAAATTATATAAAAATAAATAAAAGTGTCTTTTAAGACAAAAAAGTGTTGACATAACCGCAGAAGCATGATATATTAAAAGTGTCTTAAATGACACCGAAAGGAGGGGAGAGAAATTGGATAAATATAAACTTGAATATGAGATGAAATCAAGAGGAATAACTATTGAAAGGTTATGCCATGACTTGAAGATGAGCCGCTCCGCATTTTATAGAAAATGTAACGGAATTTCTGAATTCACCCAAAGTGAAATTCAGAACATAGTGGATTATATTGGCCTGGATTCTCCAATGGGAATTTTTTTTACCGAAAAAGTGTCTTAAAAGACACGTTTTCTTGAATAGGAGGTTAAATGAACGAATTACAGATTATAAATGTTGATGGAGTAGAGTGCTATGAAAAGGACGGCACAGCTTATTTGAAACTGGAAACAGTGGCCAGAGGGCTTGGTTTTACGGAATCGAAAAACGGAAAAGAATATGTCATGTGGCGCAGAGTAGACGGATATTTAACGGAATTATGTTTCGGCACTTCTGCCGAAAGGCCAGAATTCATTCCGGAAAACATATTTTACCGTCTTGCCATGAAAGCCAAAAACGAAGTGGCTGAAAAGTTCCAGGCAAAAGTGGCAGATGAGATTATCCCATCAATTCGAAAGACCGGAGGTTATGTGCTCCAAGGGCTTTCAAAAGAAATGAAGGCCATACTCATGATTGACCAGAAGCAAGTCAAGATGGAAGAACGCCTTGACCACCTGGAATATGATATTCCGCTTTATGGTTCAGAAGCAGACGAGCTGTCTAATCATGTAAAACGAATGGGAGTTGCAATCTTAGGCGGCAAGAGGTCAGAAGCGTACAATGACAGCAAAATACGGGACAAGGTATATCGAGACATTTACGGCTGCATTAAACGCGAATTTGGGATCTATGACAATGAAGGAAGGCCGATTTCTTACAAGGCATTGAAGCGTAAATATCTGGCTGACGCTCATGAGTTGATAGATTGCTATGAGGCGCCCACTTATTTATCCGAACTTATTGATAATGCAAATGCACAGCAGAGAATGTATGGAGGCGAACATGAGAGAGATTGAAAAAGAGCTTCAGAAAAATCCATCCTTGCTTAGCCTATTTGAAACAGCGGTTAAATGCAATGAAAACCAAATAGGGGCTGCGGTTGAAAAACTTCATGAATTAAAGGAACGCCGCAAGTCAAATTTATAGGAGAAGGATATGGCAGTAAAAGAAATTAAGGTTGTAGTTACATACACCGACGGTTATCAGAGCCGCTTTACAGAGGCTTGCCTCCGCCAGTTGGCTAAGAGAAAGCCCGTACCGCTTCCGGCGGCCGAAGAAACGGCTGAACCGGGCCGGAAATACGCTTAAGGAGGTGAGGGCATGGCAAAAGCAAAGAAGCCGACAGATGGGCAGGCAATGCTGATTGCGAAGGCCGGATTGATGGTCAAGGACTGGCTTGTCCTGTGGGAATCACAAACCATGATGTGTCTGGTGCACCGCGCGGATGGCCATATCAGAAAAATTGAGATTTAAGGAGGAAATGGAGTATGTATATTGACCCGTTTTGGGCCGGTGTGGCTGCTACGCTCCTGGCAGAGGTGGCAGCAATCACAGCATTAGTTATCATTGAGATAAAAAAATCAAGCGGAGGTAAAGAGTAATGTGCCAGTTTAAGAGCGGGATTATCTTAAAAAATAAAATCGTTGTCGCTCCAGGAAAGGATGACAGCCATTCAAGCCTCCTGGAATCCCTCGGAATCCAGGACGACTACATCGGAGTATCTAAGACGTTTGTACGAGCGGAATTGGTTCCCAAAAATAATGAGTGGTGGATCAGCCCGGAAGAACACCCGGAAAAATGGACGTTTGTGGTTGACCAGGATATTTTGCCAGAATGGTTTTACAGAGAAGAATCGGAAAAAGAATTCCGGGCGGCTGTCTGTACTTGGTGGAAGTCTCATGTACTTGTAGACCAGAAATTGGAAAAACTCGAATCTGGATATTATAAATTGAAACGCTGCGAGGTTAGGAAGCTGCTTAACGATGTAATGGCTGATCTGTATGATTCCCAGGTCGGCGTGATGCGGGGAAGCTCCCAGGTCGGCGAGATGTGGGAAAGCTCCCAGGTCGGCGAGATGCGGGGAAGCTCCCAGGTCGGCGTGATGCGGGAAAGCTCCCAGGTCGGCGAGATGCGGGAAAGCTCCCAGGTCGGCGTGATGCGGGAAAGCTCCCAGGTCGGCGAGATGTGGGGAAGCTCCATAGCGAAAGACTATAAAAATTATCCTAAAATTAAAATCTGGGTATCCCCAGAAGGAAACTTTGAAATGCTTACATATGTAAATAAAAACTGAATAAAAAATCCCCATTAGTACCGGAAATACCAACGGGGAAAGGCACAATAGCTAAGTGAGGTAGCCATTGCAGAAATTATCATACCATAATTTCCTGCGATTGGCAAGAACAAATGTTCGTTAAATGGAGGGAATTATGGATAAAGAAAATAAAGTATCCTGGGACAACTTGGAGCAGCTTTTTGCAGTAGAGGTGATTGAGCAGTCCAAAAGAAACGCAAAGAGGTGGTTTGTGGCATGGCTTGTCACTCTGGCGGCGCTGATCGGGACAAACGCAGCATGGATCTATGTGGCGCAGTCTTATGAGTATGTATCCCAGGATGGAAGCGGCCAGAACAACATTAACACTGGCACACAGGGAGACATCAGACATGGGACAGAAAATGAGAATTAAAAAGAACGGGAAAAGCCGTGGGATCAAAAGGAAGAGGAGGAAGAAGAAAAATGCATGACATCAGTAAGATGCGCCGGGCCCGGAAGAGACAGAAACTTTTCCGGGCGGCAGTAAGGTGGATGGCCGTAGTGGCACTGTTTGGCCTGTCCTGGTTTGGCCTGTGCGTCCTTCTGGCACCTTACATGATGCTGAGACTTGCCGTATTTTTTTCCGGCATGATGCTGGTTCTGGCCGCAAAATTTTTAGAGGAGGAAGCATGAGCAGAAGACGAAATGGAACCAACCAGGCAATGATCCAGCTTGGCCTTAATCGGTACAAGCTGGGAAAGAAAAAGCGCCCTGGAGCGGCAACTCCGGTGGGCGCAGAAAAAATAACTTACACAGGTAAGCATAGCAGATAGGAGAGGGGATATCAATGGCAAGTAAAGAGATTTTGACGTTTTTGTCAGAGGAGGAGCATGAGTATATCGTTGGTCTTGTACAGCGGGATATCTTCTTCGAGAGGACAGGCGAGCCGATTCCAATTAAAGACAAATGCCGGATCTGGATAAAACTGGAGGATGCGAAAGAGAAAAATGAATAATATGTTGGACAGATGCGATGCCTGTGGTGCGTATCTGGAGGAGGATGGCCGATTGTGCCGGAGGTGTCGGGACAAGGCCATCCAGCGGATGCGTAAAAAACAAAAAGAACGTGCAAGAGGGTCTGAAGTGATAGAAGAACTGGAGGCGTCAGTATACTGGAGCATAAAGTAATTGATGGAACGAAACTGGTTGGATGGCTTAGAGGGCAGCAGTCAATTACTCCCTTATCTTACGCCGAAAAAGTTTTATATGAAAAAATAATCCATCATGTCGTAAATATGATGGAGGAAGAGGGTGTTAAAAACGGAGAACGGTAAGAAGTTAGAATTTAGGCTGCTGAATGCAGATGAGATTGATTGCCGCATCGCAATGGTGAAAGAATCTGGAGTGTCAATTCTGCTATATAAAGATGCGAGAGTAGACCAGAATATTCTTGATGAGGTTATTGGACCTATGAATTGGAGCCGGTCTCATCAACTGATTGGCGACAGGCTATATTGTACAGTCAGTATTAAAGACAACGAAAGCGGAGAATGGGTTTCTAAGCAAGATGTTGGAACAGAGAGCTACACAGCAAAAGAAAAGGGACAGGCTTCTGATAGTTTTAAGCGAGCGTGCTTTAATTGGGGGATTGGCAGAGAGTTGTATACAGCCCCTTTCATCTGGATCCCTTCTAGCGTATGCAAGATATCTAAAGGACAAAATGGTAGATTTTCTTGCTTTGAGAATTTTTTTGTATGTGATATTGGGTACGATGATAACAGACGAATAAATCTATTAAAAATCGTAAATGGAAATGGGAAAATCATGTACTCTATGGGAGATAAACCAAAAGAAGAATCCAATCCTAAAATGGCAAAGTTAGAAGCTAAGCATATCAATGAATTATATATGCAACTGCAAAGAACTGGAGTGGGATTATCTGGACTCCTTAAAGAGTATCATGTGAACGATATCCATGACCTTACTATTATGGATTATGAAAAAGCCATAGACAGATTAAAATCCAGGCCAGACAAGCCTATTGATCCTAACACAATTCCTCCAGAAAATTCAGATGATCCAACCCTCCCTTGGAATAATCCACAGAGGTGATCCGAATGGAATGTATTGGAAAGCTAAAGAGCATTTCCCAAGATTGGATGAGCGGAAAGTGGGAAATCACATTTTCTACCAATGAGAACATTACTGGAGGAATAGAAAATATTAAGGACAAGCTGCTTCGTATTTGCGTAAAACAGCATCGTGAAAAGCGGAGCCTGGATGCCAATGCATATGCCTGGGTGCTGATGCAAAAGATTGCAGAGGCCATACATACTGACAAGTGGTCCGTGTATCTGATGATGTTGGAGCGTTACAGCTCTGTTTTTACCCACATCATCGTAAGGCCAGAGGCAGTAGAGCGTGTCATGGGCGAGTGGAGGACTGTTAAGGTACTCGGTCCCATACAGGTCAACGGAAGCTCTGGGATCCAGCTGCAATGCTATTTTGGCTCCAGCACCTTTGACTCAAAGGAGATGTCTAGTTTTATCGACGGAATCGTATCGGAGTGCAAGGAAATGGGGATTGAGACCTTGCCGCCAGATGAAATTGAACGAATGAGAAGGGAGTGGGGAATCTGAAAAAACTGTGGAGCATTTTTACGGACGATATGGACCATTGCTATTTTACTGGGTCTCCCCAAATCGAGAGACATCATGTATTTGGAGGAGCGAACCGGTTCAGATCCGAAAAGTATGGATATGTAATCCCATTGAGATATGACATGCACCCTAATGGGGCAAGATTCCGGCCTACACAGGAGAACAAGAAACTTGACGGATACCTTAAGGCTGCGTGTCAGCGTGATTATGAAAGCAAGCACGGAACCCGGCAACAGTTTATTTCCGAGTTCGGAAAATCCTATTTATAGCCTTCTGGTGGCGGAATAATATGTCACAGTATTAGATGCCATTTATATTACTCCTGGTCCGGCATAAGCCGGGCCGGAAAGGAGGAACCATGAACTATATCGCTGAGATCAACGGATTTGAGCGGTGGCTCGAAACCCACTGCCTTCCCACCTTGTCACAGCTCCTTTGGTACAAGCTGATGTATTGGAGCAGCAGGTCTGGATGGCCAGAATGGATGCAAGTAGATAACCGCCGCTTGATGGTGTCCCTACAGATAGCAAGAGAAGCATCCTTGACAGAGAACAGGGAACGGCTTGTGAATGCAGGGTTGGTGGAGTACCGGAAGGGCCGTAAGGGTATCCCCGGAAGCTACCACCTGGTCTCATTAGCTACGAAATATACTTACAATTTGAAAGTACAAAGCGAAGTACAACCCGTATGCAATCCCGTAGTATATCCCGTAGTACAACCCGTAGTACAAAGCGTAGACATAATAAACAATAAAAATAAACAAGAAAAGAGTAGTACTGACGTACTACCAGAAAAGACGGATGCCTTTTCTGACCAGATCACCACGATTCGAGAGCTTTATAACTCCGTTTGCGGGTCGTATCCCCGCCTGGTGAAAATGTCTGACGCAAGGAAAAAAGCAATTCGGGCCAGGCTGAGAGCAGGGTACACAGTAGATGATTTCCGGAGACTGTTTGAGATTGCAGAAGCAAGCAGCTTTCTGAAGGGAAAAAATAACCGGAACTGGTCTGCCACTTTTGACTGGCTTGTGGCTGACTCCAACATGGCCAAGGTTCTGGACGGAAATTATACGGACAGGAAGAGCGCAAAGGAGCATGATGAAAATGAAGATCGGAGACCAGCGTCGGATTTTTATAAGCGATTCATGCCAGGTGGAAGCGACTGTTAAGACAGTTCGCCCATATGGCCAAGGGAGGGACCGATGCCTTCTGGTGACCTATGATGTGCCTGGATATGGAGAGACACAGCCGTTTGCAATGCCGTGCGGATCCGAGTCACCGTATGCAGATGACCCGTCCAGACGGATTTCCAGGAGCATGATGCCCGAAGGGTATATGCAAAAGACCGGTAAGGACTTTGACTGGAGCCTGTATGGGGAGGATACAGAGCCGCAGAAAAAGATTGTAAATGCCTTTGTAACCAGATATGCCGAATTTGAGCGATCTGGCCGGGGACTCTATATTTTCTCAAAGGTCAAAGGGTCCGGGAAAACATTTCTGGCCTGTATCCTGGCTAATGAGATTGCGGCGAGAAGGCCGTTTTCGCTTAAATTTGTTACGCTTCCAGACCTTATTGAGCTGGTGAAGAGCCGGGATGAACTGGACCGGCAGACATTGGACGGTCTGTATGCTTGCCGACTGCTGATTATGGACGATATAGGAGCCCATGACGGGGGACAGGCGTGGATCAACGAGGCTATCTTCCGGTTGATTGATTACCGGTACCGGGAGCGGAGACCGGTGATCTTTACCAGCAACTGTGATACTGGTCATCTGGATTGTGATGAGCGGATTGCGGACCGGATCGAAGCAATGACCGTTCCGCTCCGGATGCCGGAGGTACGGGTCCGGAAGCAGATTGCGGCAAGGGAGTCTGGAGATTTTTTAAGATCTGTAATGGAGTAAAAAACAGGAGGGAGACCAGTGATAATACGCAATGTGGCAGAGGCAAAAAAGAAAATTAAGATCGGGTCAAAGGTCACGATAATGACCCAAAAGGGAAGCGCAAAGGACTCTTTGTATGCAGTTAAGACCGGGGTACAGAGAAAAGCAACGGTTATCGGCATATATGAGTATTTTGTCCATGTACAGCTTAAGAGCGGAGTCTGTGAGAGCGTACTGTGGGCGGATTTAATTAACGCCAGTGAGGAGGATAAGCGATGATCAAAGACAGTGGGGGACGCACAAAATTTGACACCGGAGCCGTCCGGGATATGCACGCCGGTAAGGGGAGGATGGATCTCCTTCCCTGGGCGGCCATCATAGAGGTTTCCAAACACTGTGAGGAGGGGGCCTTGAAGTATGGCGAGCATAATGTGGACAAGGGGATACCTACACACTCGTTTCTGGATTCCGCAGCCAGGCATATCGCAAAGTATATGGACGGATGGAAGGACGAGCCACACCTCCGGGCCGCCGCCTGGAACCTTTTATGGGCTATCCAGATGGAGATCAAACACCCGGAGCTGGTAGACACGCCGTGGAGAAAGGAGGATAAGGATGGAGAGACTGACACACCCGCGCAGCAGCAGGATTAGGACGGAGACGATCATTAAGGCGCTAGGAAAGGAGTAAGAAAATAACATATGTGGAGGAAAAAATGAAAAACTGGAAGTTATTAGCGATTATTTTAGGATCTGTATTAGCGGTGATTTTGCTGTGCGTAACGGGTGTGCAGTGGTCAAAAAATCGAGCAATTAGCCTGGAAGAAGCAGTTTACACCGCTGAATCCGACATTAAAGTGCAAGAGAAACGTAGGGTGGATTTAGTTTATAATCTGGCTGATTGTGTGAAGCAATACGACAAACATGAATCAGAAACACTGGCCAGACTTGCAGACGGAATGAGTAAAGGAAACCATGTTGAAGATGTAAATACAACGATTGCAGCCGTTACATACGCTTATCCAGAACTGAAGAGTAATGAGAATTATAAGCAATTCATGAATGAATTGTCTATTACTGAAAATATGATTGCTCAGTACCGAGAGAATTATAATAAAACTGTGACAGCTTATAACCGATATGTGAAGAAGTTTCCGGCAAGGATTTTCCTTGATTGGACAGGATATAAGGTTTTGGAGTTTGAAAGATTGGATTATCAAGCACCAGTTGATGCGCCACAGAATCTTTTTGGAGAATAATCATGGAGATAACCAAGAGGGAAATTATAATCAGTATTTCTATATCGGCAGTTATGCTGATAATTGGTCTCTTTATATCGGGGAAAATTACAGATATGCAGAATGACAGAAATGCTGAATATCAAAAGGCAGTACATATTGAGGATTCTGAGTTATTCCAGCATGGCATGGATACCAATATAGGAAATGCGTTTGTGTATGGAGACTTACAGGCAGTTGATGCAGTGACTTTTGATGAGATCGGAGGGGAATACCTGTATGCTGAAAAAGTTAAAGAGAAACACACCATGCATACTCGTGTGGTTACCTACACCACTGGTTCTGGAAAGACCATGCAGACGCATACACGTACCGAAACGTACTGGACTTGGGATGTGATCGGAAGAGAAGAAAAGAAATGTAAAGAAGTGAAATTCTGCAACGTTGTCTTTCCTGCGATTAAAGTACAGAGGCCGGATCCGGAGTTTGTTAAAATGATAAACGAATCAAACCATATCAGATATAAATACTACGGAACACCTATAAAGCATACAGGAACAATTTACACTGTATTGTCAGATGGAACAATTTCTGATCGATCCAAGTTTTTTAAGGATTATACGATCAACCAGGCTTTAGAAAGCTGTATCACAGAAATGTGGAATGTTGTTTTCTGGTGTGTGTGGGTGATTATGATATGTGGTTGTGTGTACGGATTTTGTTATCTAGATAACAGGTGGTTGGAAGATTAAAGCATAGGAGGTGACACTAACTGAGCCAATATAAGAATATTCGCAAGATTAAGGCAATAGAGAGAAAGAACCGGGAACGGCTGCTGAAAGTCAATCCAAATTTGGATGATGACAGTGGAATCTATTTTCTGACCCGGACCGATGAAAACGGAATCAATTATTTTTACATCGGCCAGGCCGTACATATCATGCAGCGGATGTGCAGCCACTTAACAGGATATCAGCACATAGATCTCAGCCTTAAAAAGCGAGGATTCCAGAGCGAGGAGAATCCTTACGGATGGAGAATCGGGATCCGGCATTACCCGGAATCAGAATTAGACAAGTGGGAGCAGTACTGGATCCTGGAATACACAAGGCGCGGCTATCAGTGCCGATACAACAAGACCGCCGGAGGACAGGGCGAGGGAAAAGAGCAAATCAATGACTTCCGCCCGGCAAAAGGCTATCGTGATGGGCTGTCACAGGGGCGGAAGAACATGGCAAGGGAACTGGGACATATTATCAGCGTCCACTTGTCCGTAAATCTGAAGCCGGAGAAGCAGAATAATAAGGTATCTCAGAGGGCTTTTGAGAAATTTAATGAGCTTTTGATGGAGGGAAAATAATGAGCAGAAGTAATTTTAACGCATTTATCTACGGCAGACAGGTAAATTCCGGAGGAAAGACGGCCCTGTGCGGGAAAAAGAAGAAAAGCCGGAGGATTAAGAGGGGGAAATAAGCGAAGGGAGTGGATAAGTATACGGACGAGGGAAAAGACACTCATTGACCTGGAAGTATTTCCAGGAGACGAGGGGAGATTGAAAGAGCGTTGCCGGGACTTGAAGCCGGGGGAGTATTCCGTCCTCTACAACTGCGCAAAAAGCGCGGCTCCTGGCCTCGAGAAGGCCGTATGCGAGTCTATTACAAAAGAGGGCGAGGGATACCGCACACTGATAAAAAAAGGCTGGAATATCCCTGTTACAGAGGACGATTTCTACTCGTACAAGCGCGGCACAATGGCCAAATTTTACCACTGGCTCCGTATGACGGGACAGTGGAAAGGCTGAAAATGTGAGGAGAGGTAGCACGCGGAATTGTGGTAAAATTAAGATAAAGGAATGAGAAGATGAATCTTAATTTGACACTTAAAAAACTTCAGCGCGCGATCCTCTCCACTGGCCTTGTTGTCAAAATCGGAACCAGTCAATTTTACAGCCCAGAACAGGAGAGGATGATAACCATGTGGATATTGTCAACGCCTACACTCCAGGAAACGCGAAACGGCTGGCGGATGAGGGACTATGAGATATTGCGGACGGCGAGTGCGGTTGAGGCGGTGAAGTGTCTGGCGGATGTGTGGGAGCAAATAAGAGAGTGAAAGATATGAATAATCATGCATACATTGATATTATTCATAAAATTCCAGGATATTCGCAATCAACGTGCAAAAGAGATAAGAAAAAAATCAAGAAAATCATGGAAGAATATGAATACGATTCTGATTATATCGAAAATGTCAGTAACGATTTTTGCGAGGGGTTTAATGCCGCTAAAGACATTATTGTAAAAATGTTGTCCGATAAACACTGGGAACAGACGAAAGGATGGAAGAATGGATAATCCAGAATTTACAATCAAGGCGGAGCCGTTTTCCTGGGATGATAACTTTTCTGAGGTGGCGTTGGAAGATTTCTCAAAAATTCAGAACGGTTTGCCCTATGTAATGTCCCAGAATATTGGTATGGCACTGGCAAAGATCAAAATGCTCGAAGAAGCTGCTGTGGAAGAGAAGAAACCGGATGCGCCCGACGGATTTGTAACCACAGATTTCCCGGAAAGCTGTTTAAACTGTGATTTCTGCCATGAGCGAGAATATGATAACAGGCAGATGATACAGGGGAAAAGGTTTTGTGGAATTGAAAACGTAGAAGTGGAGCGATACTGCTCTTATGATAGGCCAGGAAAACCGGAGTGGTGCCCGGTGAAGAAAATACCAGAAAAGTGTCCGATGCAAACGGAGTCCGGAAATCATGTGATAGATTGGATGTATAATGCCGGATGGAATGCTTGTGTGGACAAAATGATCGAAGGTGGTGGATAAGTGCTTACACCAAAGCAGAAGGCGTTTGCTGACGAATACTTGAAGTGCGGGAATGCGACAGAGGCGGCGAAGAAGGCGGGGTATAAAGAAAAGGCTGCATACGCCACGGGCGCAGAGAACCTAAAAAAACCTCAAATAATCGCATATATCGAAGAGCGTCAGAAACAGATTGATGATTCCCGCATAGCGGACGCTGCTGAGGTAATGCAGTATTTTACCTCTGTCATGCGGGGAGAAATAAAAGACCAGTTCGGGCTTGACGCTCCACTGGCAGAGAGAACAAAGGCCGCCGTTGAGTTGGCAAAACGCAAGGTTGATATATCGCAGAATACAGACACCGGCGGCATTGTTATTGTGAATAACATACCGAGGACGGGGAAGGAGTAGAGAGTGGATAAATTTGAAAATAAGTTAATGCACTTTGTGACAGCATTAACGGATGTATACAGAGATGAAGAAGAGAAGGAATCAACAGCACTTACGCCGCTTGAGTTTTCCGAAGAAGAATTAACGGAAGATTTTACGGCTATGATTTACGCTATGTGGGGAATGTACTGCAATATCACAGAAGAAGATATTGACGTGTTTGGTTTTACGCATATCATAAACAGGCTTGTTCTTCAGAGGCTAATGGAAGATAAGGGAGTAGAGCTTGACTGACACAATCCAGCTTACCGACATCATAGCCCCCGCATTTTATGATGTGTGGTGGGATATATGGGACGGAAAACATACATATTATGATGAGTATGGGGGAAGAGGTTCAACTAAAAGCTCTTTCATCTCTGTCTGTATAGTATTCTACATGATGAAAGACGCAAAAGAGGGCGTACACTCAAATGCTGTAGTGTTCCGTAAGGTAGGAAACACCCTCCGGGAATCCGTCTTTGAGCAGATTGCATGGGCGATTGACGCACTGGGAGCCAATGACCTGTGGGCGTCCAGCGTCAGCCCTATGCAGTATGTGTATAAGCCCACCGGGCAGAAGATTATATTCCGGGGGCTGGACAAGGCGAAGAAAACAAAGTCCATTAAGACCAGCCGGGGGTATTTCAAATACCTCTGGTTCGAAGAACTTGATGAGTTCGCCGGGATCGAGGAAATCCGAACAGTACAGCAGTCCGTTCTCCGCGGCGGCAGTAAGTTTGTGGTTTTTAAATCATTCAACCCGCCTATCAGCCGTAGTAACTGGGCAAATGTGTATGTCAACGAGCCGAGAGAGGACAGTTACCGCCACAAGAGCGATTACACCAGCGTTCCGGCGGACTGGCTGGGCGAACAGTTTATAGCGGACGCTGAACATCTGAAAGCCACAAATGAGCGGGCATACCAGCATGAGTACCTGGGCGAGCCTGTGGGACTGGGGACCAATATCTTTGACATGCTGGAGATACGGACGATAACTGACGAGGAGATCCAGACATACCAGTCAATCTATCAAGGTCAAGACTTCGGATGGTATCCGGATCCGAAAGCCTTTATTCGGGCCGCCTATGTGCCCAATAAAGAGCGGATTGTCCTGTTGGATGAGCTGGGCGGGTGCAAGATCAGAAACGCAGATATGGCGCAGATGATAAAGGATAAGGGATACGATGACTATGCCCTGTTGTGCGGCGTGGACGAACAGGAAAGCATTGTGGACCTTCGGGACGCCGGGATCCCGGCCAGAAACGCCATTGTAACGCCGGGGAGCCGGAAATATACATTTGAGTGGCTGCAATGCCGGACGATTGTTATTGACCCGGACAGAACGCCGAGAGCATACAAAGAGATTATAGAATACGAGCATGAAGTAGACAGCAACGGGGAAGTGATTGCTGATTACCCGGACGGCAACGATCACTGGATCGACGCCCTGCGGTATGCAATTTCTCCTATGGCTATGAGAAGGGGGCACAGCGCATGAGTACAAAGAGGAAAAGAAAGCCAATTCCAAAATCGATCAGAATACAGGTATATAAAAAATACGGAGGTCACTGCGCTTATTGTGGCTGTGAACTAGAATATAAGGATATGCAAGTAGACCATATTAATCCTTTGTATTGGTATAACGGAGAAAATTCGATAGAGAATTATAATCCCGCTTGCCGGATGTGCAATTTTTATAAGTCCACACTCACAGTGGAAAAATTCAGAGAACAAATACAGACTATAAGGGAAAGGCTTGAAAATAATTTTATTTATAGACTGGCGAAGAGATACGGTATTGTAAACGAAAATATAGAGCCGGTGCGGTTTTATTATGAAAAGGTTGATTAAATGGGAATTATCGCAACAGTAAAAAGGTGGATAGGGATGATATTCAGAAAACAGGCAGAAAAAGATTTCCGGGTAAAGGATACCACGTCAGCGCAGATGATGGCTAAGATTACGGAGTGTGCCAACATCTACCGCGGCATGCCGTACTGGATAGATGCAGAAAACCGTATAAAGACTATCAACTTTGCAAAAGCGGTATGCTCTGAGACGGCACGGCTCGTCACGCTGGGAATTAAAGTCCAGATTGACGGCGGCGCACGCGGGGCGTGGTTACAGGAGCAGATTGATAATGCATACTTTAACCTGCGTCACTGGGTAGAGTATGGCTGTGCTTATGGGACAGTCATTATCAAGCCAAATGGTGGCGGGCTTGATATGTTTACCCCTCTGGATTTTATCGTGACGGAGCAGGATGACAACGGAAACATTACAGGCATAGTCTTTAAGGATGGATATACGGATAACGATAAGCATTATACACGTCTGGAGTATCACAGATTTATTGAGACGAGGACGGAATCTGGTGTGATATATCCGTATGTGATATCTAATAGGGCGTATGTGTCGAGGAGTAGTGAATCGCTCGGGGACCCCATTCCGTTAGCCCAAACAAAATGGGCTGACCTGCTGGAGGAGACAGCGCCGATTCTAAAAGGTGGAGGCGAAAGGCTTGATTCTCCCATGTACGGAGTATTCCGGACACCTGCGGCGAACAACATAGACCTTTCTTCCCCACTGGGGATGCCAATATATACGGAAGCTGTTGAGGAAATGAAAGACCTTGATATCGCATACAGCCGGAACGCTGGGGAGATATATGACAGTGAAAAGATTATCCTGGCAGATGATCGGCTGATGTTTGACAGTGGAAAGAGCCTTAATGGGCGTGTAGCAGACGTAAAGCTGCCGCACTATGTCAAGAATGTGTTTGGTAACAGCCCGGAGGAGTTTTACCAGGAAATCACCCCGCAGCTTAACACAGATACAAGGCTTTCCGGGATCAATGCCCTTTTGTCTCAGATCGGGTACAAATGTGGATTTTCGAATGGATATTTCGTGTTCAACGAATCTTCCGGGATCCAGACAGCCACAGGAGTGGAAGCAGAGCAGCAGAGAACAGTCCAGTTTATCAAGGATGTTCGGGACAAGCTGGAAAGCTGTTTGAATGATGCCATCTATGCCTTAAATGTATATGCAGACCTTTACGGCCTGGCCCCTGTGGGAACCTATAAAGTGGTATATGACTTCGGGGACATCCTGTATTCCCACGAAGCTGACAAACAGCAGTGGTATGCTTATGCAATGCAGGACCGGATCCCGTTTTGGTATTATTTGATGAAATTTGAAGGATTTACCGAGAAAGAGGCCAGGGCACTTGTGGAAGAGGCACAGCCGAAAGAAGAACCGGGATTTTTCCAGGAGGAGTAAAAAATGAATCCGATAACCAGAGAAGAGTATTATCTCGCAAAGATTGCAGGGACATGGCAGGGCAAGACACCCGAACCCGTGACGATTGAGGAATATTACCTTGCGACTATGGCAGGGGATTATTCCGGGAGTGCACCACAGCCCGTCACAAGATTGCAATACTACATGGCAAAAGCGGCAGGAGTTTGGAGTGGGAACAATCCGGAACCAGTAACGCGTGTTGAGCAGTATTGGGCGGCGATTGCTAACGGCGGCGGAAATGTCCCGGAACCTGTGACACGAGAGGAACATTTGCTTTCCATAATCGTTGGTGCACATGGTTCCACCGTTGCATATGTTTCTGGAAATCCCATAATACTCACGGATGCCAAAGACAATGCAGAATTAAAAGGACTGAGAATCTTCGGAAAATCCATACAAAACGGCGACCCCAGCCCGGAATCCCCAGTGCCGATTGTCAACGCGGGCGACAAAGGAGATATTAGCGTTAGCGTGAGTGGGAAGAATCTCATAAACATCGGCACTGTAACGTTTGACCAATATAAAAAAATCGCAATAAATATACCTGCTGGGACATATACATTTTCCGCCAGTGTTGAATCTAATGATACCGATGGCGATACATGTCTTGTTATGCTTCTAAAAAATGGGAAAAATGTAAAATCATTTAGTATTCGTAGAGGTAATCGCTCATCAGCTATTATTACTCTTAAGGATAACTGCGATGAGATAATTCTGTATGCGTCATTCGGATTTAATCAATCAACTAATGACACTGCAACTTACACGGATGCACAATTGGAATATGGTACAGTTGCCACAGAATATGAGCCTTACAAGCCAGCACAGACCCTCATTGTATCTACTCCAGACGGCTTACCAGGGATTCCGGTCTCTTCTGGCGGAAATTACACAGATGAAAATGGTCAGCGGTGGGTGGCGGACGAGGTGGACTTGGCAAAGGGTGTATACATAAAGAGAATTGAAAAGATTGCATCTTATAACAATGAGTCGATTAATGGATCGTATATATCTGAAACCGGGGAATTAATGGTTGGGGCAAGAGTCTTGTTTGCACTTGATGCCTCAGTAGAGACTCCGCTCTCACCCGAAACCATTGTCGCATACAAACAGCTTCATACCTATGCTCCTACAACCACAATAATCAATGATGGAGGAGCAGGAATGGAAGTGGGATACAGGAAGATTTAATAGGGAGGAGTAACATGGGAATATTATTTGCAATCGTTGTAATTATAGGTACTGTTTTGCTTTTTGATTGCATTGATGGCGTAAAAAGGCAAAACAAAAGGAAGAAGAAAAAATAATAAGTGAGGAGGAATAAAATGAGAGAAGAAACTACGGTTGTTTTGACATCGGATGATGTTACCCAAGCAGTCGCTGAGTATCTGAAGAAAAGAGGTATAGATTGTAGTGGAGGATATGCGGACTTCCGCGTAAAAACGCGAAATGGAGTGACAGATTTTGAATGTAAGATAACAGGAGAAAAGAAAAAAACATGCTTGACCCTCATTATCTCCAGCAAATAGCAGACGGGGCGGAAAACATTGCTTCCCAGCTCCATGAGTACATAATCCGCCAGATTGTAGACCGCATGATGATACGCATCGGGCGGGGGGACGATTATCTCCTTACCTCCTCCGATGCGTGGCGTATCCAGGTGTTACAGGACAGCGGATACCTTTTACAGGACATCACGGCGGAGCTGGCAAAGTACACCAAACGACAGGAAAAAGAAATCAAGACGGCTATGGAGGAGGCCGGAGTCAAGGCCCTGGAATACGATGACAAGATATACCGGGCCGCCGGGCTGTCTCCCATGCCGCTGACACAGTCTCCGGCGCTTATCCGGCTAATGGAGCGCAACTATAATGCTACCTTGGGAGAATGGAACAATTACACCAGAACCACCGCACAAGCCGCACAGAGGCTTTTTCTGAACGAATGTGATTTTGCCTACAATAAAGTCATGAGCGGGGCCACAAGCTACTCACAGGCCGTCAGAGAGGCCGTGGAGAGCGTTGCGAGCGGCGGAGTGTATGTGGACTACCCTTCCGGGCACCGAGATACCATAGAGACCGCCACAGCGCGGGCAGTACGCACTGGGATAGCCCAGGCCGCCGGAGATATATCCTTGAAACGCATGGAGGAGATGGACTGGGATATTATTCTTGTGTCGGCGCATATCGGAGCCAGAACCGGGGACGGAGGGCAAAATCCGGGCAATCATCTGTGGTGGCAAGGACAGTTTTACAGCCGGACCGGGCGTGATAAACACTTTCCAAACTTCTATGAGCGGACAGGGTACGGAACTGGTGTAGGTCTTTCGGGGTACAACTGCCGCCATTCGTTCGGATCTGGGGATGGTGTGAATAATCCGTATGCCGACATACAGACCGCTGATAATGTCCGCGTGGAGAAACTGGAGCAACGCCAGCGCGCCCTTGAGCGTCGTGTCCGCAAGACAAAGCGGGAGGTCATGGGGCTACAAGAGGCCGTGGATAAATGCCAGGACGAGGCGGCAAGGTTTGAATTACAGCAGACGCTTGACCGAAAGTCATACTTGTTATCTAAGCAGAATAGGGCTTATAGCGAGTTTTGCAAGGAAAACGACCTTCGCCCGCTCAATGAGAGGTTACAGATTGCCCGCTGGAGCCGCGAACAGGCCGCAAAAGCCAGAGGGGCGGCGCGGCGGTATCAAAATGCGAAAGGGGAATGATTATGCCAATTATGATACAAGGGATTATAGCAGCGAATCAAGCCAATGCAATTAGGCGGAGGAGAGAAGAGGAAGAAGAAAAACGCAAGCGGAAAAAGGACAGTGAAGAAAGGGATCGCAAGAAGTGAGCAGATGGAAACAATTCAATCCTAATCCCAGTGCCCGCCGCGTAGGCGATTGCGTTATCCGGGCAATATGCAAGGCCCTTGATATTGACTGGGAGACGGCGTTTTCCGGCGTGATGGTCAAAGCCTGTCAGCTATCGGATATGCCGTCTGCAAATGTTGTTTGGGGAACATATCTCCGGGAGCACGGATTCCACCGAAGCATCGTGGACGACCACAGCCAGTATGTGTACACCGTAGACGACTTCTGCCGGGATCATCCGGTGGGAACTTACATCCTGGCTATCGACGGCCATGTGGTGTGCGTACAGGACGGATTTTATTGGGATACATGGGACAGCGGACAGGAGATACCGATTTATTACTGGGAGAGATAATATGAGTAGATGGCTAGAGCAACTTCCGGACGGAACATACAAAGTAGATGTTTATGACAAAGAAGGCTGTAAATATTTCTGCAATGAAGTATGTTGTAATGACCAGTGCAAAATGTGTTGTGACTTTCCGGACCCAGACGAGGATTGTAAAATATGCCAATATTTTGAACCGGAGGACTGATACATGGACGTAATGGAGACAGTACAGACGATACTTGCAATTTGCGGAGGTATTTCCGTTATTGGCGGTGCGGCGGCGGTGATCCACAAGTGGATTGCTCCGGCAGTTAAACTAAATGACCGGGTGGAGACACTGGAAAGACACGACAAAAGAGATTATGAGGCCATGCAGGAAATCAGAGAGCGTGACAGCCTCATCATGGAAACGCTGGTGACTATGCTTAATAGCCAGATATCCGGGAACAACGTGGAGCAGTTAAAAAAAACGAGAGACAAGCTCATTTCCTATCTGGCACAGACGCAGTAAGGAGAATCTTTTTGAAGGTATATGATTTCACGGTGTTAGAACTGAATTATTTCCGTACATACTGCAACTTCACAGCAGACGAGCGCCAGCTTTTTGAACTCCGGGCGCAGAACATCCCGCTGGAAAGATGTGCAGAAATGATGAATGTGAGCGTATCCACTGTGAAAAGAATGAGCCGGAGAGTGAATAGCAAAATTATAAGGGTGTGCTGAAAAAAATTTTAAATTACCTCTTGACTTTTTATGTGTTACCATTTAATATAAATGTGTAACCAAAAAAGGAAAGGAGAGAGGGAAATGTCACCAGCAAAGGGACGACCGCCATCAAAAGACCCAAAGAGGAATGATACCAGAATACGGCTTACAGATTCGGAAGCTGAAAAACTGGAATATTGCTCCCAAAAAACAGGAATGACTAAGGCAGACATTATCCGAAAGGGAATTGATATGGTCTATGCTGAGGTTACAAAAAAATAGAGTGTTGCTACCCTCGACAAGTACGCCAACACTCTACGCAAGAAGTTTCCTTCTTATGAAATATCATATCATAAGAGGGAACTTCTTTCAAGACGAATCGAAAGGAGTTTTTTATTTATGAGCAAAGAACAGCACACCTCTAACGAGATAAAGGTAACGGAGATTATTGAAGAACTGAAAGAGGAACTTCGCAAGAAAGATGGTTTATTGGAAGATTGTTTGAGGGATTTGAAATACACCCAAAAAGCATTACTTATGATAAAGGATAAGTATGAATGGGGGAGTGTTCCCGATGTGGCGGAGGTTTATAAGGTTGCTACAACTCCATGTCCTATAAAGAACTGTACAGAGAAAGAAATACGCTCATGGGAGTATGTATTGGGGTATGAGGAAATCATGTTCCTAATTAATGTTGCGTTTGACTATTGTTTTAGAACAGAAGAAGAAATTTCACGGGAGGTATGCAGATGAATGAACTTGTGAATACAGCAACACAGACACCGATTGAGGTAGCTTTAGGGATTGACGAGAACGGAATGACAACGGCGAGGGCATTATTTTCTTTTCTTGGCATGAGCAGAAATAACTATTCCAGGTGGTTTAGAAACAATCTTATAGATAATGAGTTTGCAGAGGAAAATGTTGATTATTTCCCATTCCTCACTAATGAGGAATGCGGAGGACAGGCATCTCAAGACGCAAAATTGACCGCCAGTTTTGCCAAGAAACTCTCCATGATGTCAAAGAGCGAAAAAGGCGAACGGGCCCGTCAGTATTTCGTCAAAGTAGAGGACGGAATGAAAGAGCTTGCAATCCGATTTCAGAATATGTCCCCGGAACTGCGGGCGGTTCTGGTAGTAGACAGGCGCGTAACGAAGATTGAGGAAAAGACGGACGGACTGCGGCAGGAATTTGAAGATTTCAAGAACGACATGCCTATTCTGGGCGTAGAGGAAGGGAAGATTACCACAGCAATCCATCGGAAGGGCGTGGAGTGCCTGGGTGGGAAACAGTCCAATGCGTACAACAATAAGAGTTTGCGTGCTACGTTATATTCGGATATGCACCGCCAGCTTAAAAGGGAGTTTGGCGTAAGTACATACAAGGCAATCAAGCGGAATCAGACCGATTTAGCAGTACGGATCATCGAAGCATATAAGCCACCGCTAGTGATTGCAGAGCGTATTGAAAGTGAAAATGCACAGGAAAATTTATTTGTAGGATAACTTATTTGATACTTTAGGGAGCCTTAAATGAACTGTTAAGGCTCCTGTTTTTATGCCATAATTTAGTCATACAAAGTCATTGATTTAGTCATAGGAGGGACAGGCATGGCATTACCATACACGCCTGGATATGGGTACAATCCGTATCAGTTTGGGCAAATGAATCCATTACAGCCGCAAATGGACCGGCTGGCGCAGATGCAGGCCCAGTATCAGCAACCGCAGCAATCCCAGCAAGTAAACCAGGGGATTCTATGGGTCCAGGGCGAGGCGGGAGCTAAGTCGTATCTTGTGGCTCCAAACACAAGCGTCCTTCTGATGGATTCAGAAAACTCCAATTTTTACATAAAGACCACAGATGCCGCCGGGATGCCGACGCTTCGGACGTTTGCTTATAAAGAGGTTGTTTTTGGCTCACAGGAGCCGCAGAAACAGGCAGAAATAAACCTTGACGATAAATATGTCACCAGACAGGAATATGACGATTTACGGGGCAAATACGAAGAGTTATACAGCTATCTTGAAACGGCGACAAAACCAGAAGGAGGTAAGCATGGCGAATCCATTGTTTAACGCTTTGAATGGTGGGGGTCCATATAGAATGATGGAACAGTTCCAGCGTTTCCGGAAAGAAATGGAAGGCAAGAACCCCAATGAAGAGATCAACAAACTGTTACAGTCTGGCCGGATAAGCCAGCAGCAACTTAATCAAGCTCAGCAAATGGCTCAGCATATGCAGGGGTTGTTTAAAGGAATAAAATAGGTGGATGTTTTCGTACATCCACCTATAGACTATACAGGTTTTCTTTTTCCATTTACAGGGGTTTGAAGTATTTCTTCTGTACTCCATCCCCTTTGGTAACGATGTTGTAAAATGCCACGTTTTATACAAAGTTCCTTTGACCATTGAGATAATGTCATTGATTTTCCATTAAATTTCAATATAACATTATCCCTTTTGTTGTTTGATTGCTGCGATATAGTTGCCCATCTGCAATTTTGCGGGCAATAATCTCCATTGTTGTCGATTCTATCAAGACTGTGCCTATAAGGTTTTCCTCCGATAGAATCAGACCATTCAACAAAATTTGAAAAACTGTGCCATTCATCACAAACTTTTATTCCTCTACCTCCATAGTGGTAATAAGCTTTGTTGTTTGGGTTTTCACAACGGTTAATCATGTTTTTCCAGGTTCCATATAATGGATGTTTACTGCACCCGGGATATGATCCGGCAAGAGACATTCTCAAACATCCGCAACTTTTGACAACGCCTTTTTTAAATTGAGATGGAGTAATTCTCGTTTCGTTACCACAGTCGCATATACATTTTAAATACCAGCACTTATCACTTGGTAATCTTTCAGAGATTCCTATAACAGTTAAATGATGTACTTTTTTTCCAATGTAATCATTGATTTTAAAATGCGGATGTTGTGGAATTTGGATAGATTTTTGCATAAAAATAACACCTGTCCTTTCAGTGTGTCGGTCCTACCAATAAAAGTGTGGAAATTGCTAGGACTTGCAACTTTCGCCCCGTCGGGCTATCCACACATTATTATTATAACATAATTTAAAAGAATGTACATTACTGTTTGCGCAAACAGATGTAAATAAATCAAAGGAGTAAAAAATATGGACACTACTTATAGTCTAGCAGATATTGCTGCTGCTACTGGTGGCAATAGAAACAATGATGGCTTCGGAGACGGAAACGGTTGGTGGATTATTCTCTTTTTACTGATTTGTGGTTGTGGAGGATATGGCTTCGGCGGCTGGGGCGGAAATGGTGGAGGCGCAAACTCTCCGGCATTCCAGGGATATGCGACCCGCGCTGACATCGACGCAGCACTGTCCACACAGGGAATCGAAAACGGTATCCAGAACCTTTCCGGTCAGCTTTGCAACGGCCTTGCTGGTGTAAATGCAAATCTGTCCAATCTGGGTTATCAAATGCAGCAGTGTTGCTGCGACACCAGAGAGGCAATCGCTGGCGTAAACTACAACATGGCAGCGCAGACTAACATCCTCCAGAATACCGTAAACAACGGATTCCGCGATGTGATCGAGGCGCAGAATGCCGGGACCCAGCGCATCATTGATCTGTTCACGCAGGACAAGATCCAGTCCTTACAGACTGAGTTACAGTCCGCACAGCTCCAGCTGTCCAACAATACACAGACCAGCAAAATTAATGCACAGATCGACAGCATTATCAACGTGCTGAGACCTATACCGGTACCCTCTTATCCGGTAATGTCCCCGTATACATCCATCATCAATCCGACAGGCTTTAGCTTTGGCGGCGGTTGTGGATGTAACGCAGGATGCGGATGCTAAAACTGCATACGGAGTATCTTCATAGCACATTGCTATGATGTTCGGCTGATGCCGTTATTACGCAGATGGGACAGGCCGAAAAGCCTGTCCTTTTGCGCAGAAGGGAGAATATTATGATTGAGTTAGTAAATACAGCGCCAGTTACTGTGCCGGTAGGCCAGTCAATCCCGTTTTCGGTGGTTGCCACAAAGGGAGGATGCGCGGAAAGGCACAGGGCCGGGAGCGCACAGATCACGCTTGCGAAGCCCGGTAGATATCTGGTTACATTTTCCGGTAATGTCGCAGTACCGACCGGAGAAACGGTAGGAGAAGTGGCCCTGGGAATCGCCAGAGACGGAGAAATCCTCGGCGGGACGGTCATGCGCGCTACTCCGGCAGCCGTAGAACAGTATTTTAATGTATCGTCCCAGACATACGTTGACGTGTTCTGCGGATGCTGCGAAAACGTTTCTGTTAAAAACGCCGGAACGATTCCGGTCCTGGTAGACAACCCGAACATTACAGCTGTCCGGGTATGCGGTTAAGGAGGGCAGGCCATGAGTTATAAATTAATGCAAAATATCCGGGAGGAACTGGATAAAATCGCGGAAAAGGGTCTGAACACAGGGAACCTTGAAACCGCATACAAACTTATTGACATGCTGAAGGACATGGAGAACGTCGAATACTGGAAATGCAAAGAGGGCTATTACAATGCGGTCCTTGACGAGATGGAAGGTAGCCGTGGCCAGAGCGATTACAGCGAGAGACGAAAACGTGACAGCATGGGACGGTACAGCCGGGAGGATGGAAGAACCATGCCGGACTATGAAAACGGGTCCTCTTATGCCCGCCGCGGCGAGCATTATGTAAGAGGCCATTACAGCCGGGCCAATGGTGCCAACGACCCGTATGCTGAGTACATGGACAGCAAACAGTCTTACCGTAATGGTAAATCTGAGGACTGCAAGCGGCGTATGCTGGCCGCCCTGGAGGAGCACATGGATGCTTTGACCGAGGAGCTGGGAGATATGAGTCGGGATTCAGATTGCAGAGAAGAGAGGGAGACCATCTCTCGTTATGTGGACAAACTGCGTAAGATGATGTAAATGGAGGCGGTGGGGAGACTCACCGCCTTTTGAAAACGAAAAAACGTGCTGAGAGGTAAAATAGAAAAATGTGGTAAAATAGTATCAAGGAAGCAATATGACATTTATAGTATGGATTTGCATAACCCCGCGCAAGCCATACTTTTCCAATATTTGTTACATACCTCCTTTCAGATGATTGCGCACAGCCTTAACGGAAGGTTGAAAATGCGGTTCGATTCCGTCTGTGTGCAATCCTGCGAAATGCAATCGTGGGACTCTTCATTCTCAATGTAATTCCAACAATCGTGAAAGGCATACGGCCGGGTTCGAGTCCCGGCACACGATGTAGGCGCATTGTTGAGACGGCGCCGATCATTACGCTTTTCGCCCGGTTCGCTACCCCCGGGCGTTTTTGGGAAATAGCTCAGTAGGTAGAGCGGCGGCCTTATAAGCCGCGTGCCAGAGGTTCGATTCCTCTTTTCCCAACTACCTCGCCCGTGGTTTATCGGGCTTAATCCATACCGCTGACGGGCGGTTAATTAATCACGTTTAGGAGGATAAAGAATGCAGAATATTGAAGCAATTTTGACAGAACTGGGAATCGAGGTTCCAGCAGACAAGAAGGAAAACCTTACAAAAAAGGTGGCAGAGAATTACATCACGAAAGCTGAACATGAAAAGAAGCTGGGAAAGGTTGAGACCGACCGGGACACCTGGAAGGAGAAGGCCGAGACGGCAGAAACCACTCTGAAAGGCTTTGAAGGTGTTGACCTCGACACTATGCAGAAGGAACTGTCTGACTGGAAAAAGAAGGCCGAGGATGCCGAGAAGGATGCACAAGCTAAGCTGTATGAAAGGGATTTTGCGGACGCTCTGAAAACAGAGTTTGAAGGAATCAAATTTTCCAGTGAGGCAGCGAAAAGAGCCATCATGACGGAGGTCAAGGATGCTGGGCTGAAACTGAAGGATGGAAAGATTCTCGGACTGAATGACCTTATTGCCCAGATGAAGGAAAAGGATGCTTCGGCGTTTGTCGATGACGAGCAGATCAAGGCCCAGCAGAATGCAGCGAGATTTACACAGCCAATCGGCAAACAGAACCAGGGCGGAAACATGACAAAGGAACAGATCGAAGCGATCAAAGACACCAGCGAGCGCCAGGCGGCTATCGCCAACAATCTTCATCTGTTCGGAAAAACTGAATAATTCAATTCGACACCGGCACGCGATTGGAGCGTGTCGCTAACCTACACACCTTTTAAAAGCTATGGGTAGAAAGGACTTTTTTATGCCAGCAAAAGAAAATTTGATTAAAACAGCGGATGTCCAGGTGACCGCCAGAGAGCTGGATTTTGTAACCAGATTCGAGCGCAACTGGCAGCATCTGCGGGACATTCTGGGGATTATGCGCCCCATTAAAAAGCAGCCCGGCGCGGTGCTTAAGAGCAAATACGCCGAAGGTACACTTGAAAACGGTGCGGTAGCAGAAGGCGAGGAGATCCCTTACAGCAAATTTACCGTAAAAGAAAAGAAGTACCAGGAAATGACCATCGAGAAGTATGCGAAGGCCGTTTCCATCGAGGCGATCAAAGACCACGGATATGACAACGCCGTCCAGATGACCGACGACGAATTCCTGTATCAGCTCCAGGCGGGCGTGACGAAGAAGTTTTATGACTATCTGAAAACCGGAACACTCACCTCCACAGAAACCACCTTCCAGATGGCTCTGGCGATGGCAAAAGGCAAGGTTGAGAACAAGTTTAAGCAGATGCACCGGAATATTACCGGGGTTGTCGGCTTTGTGAACATCCTTGACGTGTATAAGTACCTGGGTGCTGCGAACATCACGATTCAGAATCAGTTTGGATTCCAGTACCTTAAGGATTTCATGGGGTTCAACACAATTTTCCTTCTTTCCGACAGCGAGATCCCGGCGGATACGGTGATTGCTACACCGGTGGAAAACATCGTTATGTACTACATCGACCCCAACGAGAGCGATTTTGCAAAGGCCGGCCTTGTTTACACCACCAGCGGTGAAACCAATCTGATCGGTTTCCATACGCAGGGCAACTACAACACAGCCGTGTCTGAGGCGTTTGCAATCACCGGTCTTGTGCTGTTTGCAGAGTACCTGGATGGTATCGCAAAAATCACCGTAAACGCGGGGGGTTGATGGCCGCCAGTACACCCCTAAATACTGACGGCGAACCGCTTTCCGGGGAAACAAGACGGAAGAGTAAGAGATAAGGAGGCTGACGGGATGGCATACACCACATTTACATTTTACGAGCAGACCTATCACGGGAATGTCGTCCCGGCGGAGGACTTTGACCGTATCGCAGACCGCGCCAGTGACTTTCTGGACGTTATAACCTTTGACCGATTGGCTGACGGCTTACCGTCCAACGAAAGGGCGGCGACAAGGGTGCAGAAGGCCGTGTGCGCGGTCTGCGACAAACTATATCAACTGGAGCTGGCAGATAAACAGGCGATGTCTGCGGCCACTGGAGGGACATCATCTGGCGGGCCCGGTGCTGCGGAGGGAGTAGTGACATCCCGCTCTGCTGGCTCCGAATCAATCTCCTATGCCTCACCGTCCGAAATGGCAAACGGCGCGAAAGCATGGAGCACGGTCTACCAGGCGACGGGGGATGCACAGGCAACCAATAAAAACCTGGAGGATACGGCAAGGCTGTATTTGACGGGGTTAAGAACCGACGAGGGAGTGTTGCTGCTATATGCAGGATTGTAAAGTGAATATCCTTGGAACCGAATATGAAATAAAGTTTGGTAATGAGGAAAAATATCCTTCACTGGAAGGGCTTGACGGATACTGCGATTCCTCGACAAAGGAAATCGTTGTGGACGATATGAAAAAAAGCGAGGGACAGGTTGGAGCGAAAGGAAATCTGAGGGACTATCAGAAAACCTGTCTCCGGCATGAAATCATTCATGCGTTTATGGAGGAATCCGGGCTGTCCAGCAACTTTGAACACAAAACAATCGGAATTGAAGAAACCGTGGTGGACTGGTTTGCTATTCAGTCCCCGAAGATTTTCAAAGTATTCAAGGAATTGGACTTACTCTGATTCCGGAAAGGAAAGTAAATGGAAACATTGTTTGCGAACATGACCACCATTCTGGCGGTTATCGGCGCACTGGCGTTCATGGTGTCGGTCATTACACAGGTGTTTAAGGGTGTAGGCGTGCTTGCCAAGATCCCGACAGATATCCTGGTGTTTGTCCTGTCCATCGGAATGACAGTGACCGCCTTTGTGGCGTATATGCAGCACATCCAGCAGACGATTTTGTGGTACATGATCCTGGCGGCGATTCTGGCGGGATTTCTGGTCGCCTTTGTGGCGATGTATGGCTGGGAGAAATTTGCGGAATTATGGAACCGATTTAAAAAGATGGAGTAGCACATGAACTAGACATACCGTAAATAAAACCGACTGTAATTACAGACGGTTGCGAATTTATTGACAAAGAAGTATTAACGGGATTTACATAATCGCACCTTGACAACTGAATATTGGCTAGAGCTGAAAAATTTAATTTGCCTATTGACATTCTTGTACGGACGTGTATAATTATAGATGTACGGACAAGAATGGAGGTGAAATAAATGTCCCCAAGACCAAAATCAGATAAATCTAAGCACAATAGGTTTGAGCTTCGCCTTGATGATGAGATGAATGAGTTGTTAGAGGAGTGTTCTGAAAGGCTTCAAACGACAAAAAC